CAACCTTTGGCTTAAGCAAGTCATTTGATAGTATGGAACAGTACAACGAGTACAAGCAAACTTTTTACAAGGCTAACCCAGCAGAATCAGCAGACGCTGTCAATGTTGAGCAGCCAAGACGGGAGGAATCCCATAACATGGAGACAAATATGTCAAACGAAAAACAATCTCCTGAAAGCAATTTCGATTTAGAAGCTTTTGCAAAGAAAGTAGCTGCTGATACAGCTGCTGAAATTGCAATGAAGCAAGCTGAGTCAAAAGCTGCTGAACAGAAGGCTGCAGAAGAAGCTGCTCAAAAAGCAACTGATGAAGCTAAAGTTCAAAAAGCTAACGAAGTAGCGGATCAGGAAAAAACTAAAACTATAGTTGAAGCTGGATTAACAGGAGCCGAAAAGCTCATGAATGATGTTGAATCTAGAATTAAAGATGACTACTCTAATTTAGAGTCAGTTGTAAAAACTTTAGAATCACAACTAGCTGAAAAATCAGAAGAGATTATGAATATTAGAGAGTCTAAAAGACATTTCTCTGATAGAAGTAACTCTGGCGATTGGAAAAAAGAATTTGAAGCAGATGTTCTTGATGCAAAATTTGCTGGTCTAGCGACTGGTAAAGGATGGAACAATGATATTTCAAAATCATTAATGGAAAAAGTTAATCAAATGTCAGGTGTTGAAGTATCAACAGCAGACTTTGAACAAGTCGTTTCAACTAACATCGAAAGAGATATTCAAAACGAGCTAGTATTAGCACCTCTATTTAGAGAAATCGCTATGACTTCTGCTAACATGCTTATCCCAATCTTACCAGATGCTGGATATGCTGAATTTACAGCATCTCAAGCAGCTTCAGGTTCTTCACCAAAAGGTAACTTAGATGCTAGAAGTGACGCTTTAGGCGCTCCTTATAATGGAGTAGACTTACAGCAGATAACATTATCAACTCAAAAACTAGTTTCTCAGTCTTACTTAGGTAATGAAACTGAAGAAGATGCAATCTTACCGATTCTTCCTTTAATTAGAGAATCTATGGTTAGATCACATGCAAGAGGAATTGAGAATGCTATCTTAGCAGGTAATCACGCTGATGGTGTTTACACTTCAGGTACATTTGATGGTCTATTACATAAGATAACAGACAATTCTCACGCAACTTCAGATGGAGCAGCACCTTTCGCAGCTGGTGATAAAATTACAGCACTTGATCTATTAGGAATGAGAAAAAATATGGGTAAATATGGAGTTAATCCTAACGATGTAGTATATATCGTATCACAGGATGTTTACTTCAATCTACTAGAAGATATTGAGTTCCAAGATGTTCAATTAGTTGGTGATATGGCTACTAAGCTAAGTGGTGAAATCGGACAAGTATTCGGATCAAGAGTAATACTATGTGATGAGTTCGCAACTAAAGCTGCTAGTAAATATGGCGCGGTCGCTGTTTATACTAGAAACTACGTAATGCCAAGACTTAGAGGTGTAACCATTGAGTCTGACTACGAAGTAGCTAACCAAAGAAGAGTACTTGTTGCTTCTCAAAGAATCGGGTTCTCTGAATTAATCAGTGGCACTCCTTCTGCATGGGGCTTCACGTATAAACCAGCTAGTTAATAGCTAATTAAGGTTTTCGGGAATGTACCTAACATTCCCACTTTTTAATTATGGCAGACTTAATAACAGTACAGGAATATAAAAACGCAGAAGGCATTAATGGTCAGAAAGAAGATCAGCGTCTCGATATTATAGTTCCACAAGTCAGTGACCTTGCAAAAAAGTATTGCGGTACATCATTTATTGATTACTTCTCTTCTGCAAAAACAGAAACTTTTACAATCAAGGACAAATATACTAGTACTATTATTATAAGTGAGAGCCCTTTGGTAAGCGTTGAATCAGTAAAAGAAAGATCAACTTATGGAGAAGCTTATCAAACTCTAACCACAGGTAATTATGAATATTACGTGGATATTGCCAGCGATTCAATTATCCGTACAACGGATTCTGGAAACGAAAAATATTGGGCAAACGGTGTCGGGAGCGTACAGATAGAGTACAAAGCAGGATATGCCTCCACACCAGCAGACTTGAAATTAGGATTATTTGACTTAGTTACTTATTATCTCAAAGACGAACATAAAGAAAGAAGAACAATAGCAGGAGCAACATTGCAGAATCAAGGAACTTCAGGAGTTAGGGACAATACAGACTTCCCAGACCATATAAAAAGAGTACTTGATTTATATAGAGTTATTATCTAATGGCACTAAAATACTGGGAGCAGTTAATAGATAGAGCTCACATAAAAGCCCAGGGACGTAGAGATTTATATAACCAAACATACGTACATGAATTTCAATTAGACCCAAAATGGACTTATAAAGCAATCGAAGCGTTTGTAAAAGAAGAAATGCCCGAAGTACATTTAGAAGGCGGGAAAATAACGGAATTTGTAGATTACTTTCATACAACTATAGGAAAATCTAGAGTGAAGAAAAACCTTGTAGATAGAGATTTTAAAGCTGGAGCATATTATGCAGATTTAAAAGCAGATATGAAAGGAAGTAAAAGACAACAAGGAGTAATATTAGAAGCAAGCTATTATAATTTAGTTACAAATCCTGGTAATACAGGATTAAATAGAATAGCCTATGTTAGAGAGCAGACAGAAAAAAGAATAGTAAAGTATTTGACAACTTTAGGACATAGAAGACAAAAACAAGGTAGTAAGAATAGAAATTATCTAGGAGACCATTTACAGTTTGCACATGGAGAAGGGATCAATACTCCAACTACAACAGTTAGTGGAGTGTCATTAGGTCAAACTGCTTTAACTGATATGAACTCAGCCAAAGCAGGAAGTGACCTTCTTAAAAAAGGTGTAGAAAATGCAGAATTGATTCAAAAAGTTTCTGTAACAGCTTTAAAAGATATGATGTACGCGGACTTTGAGGTAGATATTGATATAGACGCAGATACCCAAGGCGATGTAGCAAGATTTAAAGACGAGTTTATAATATACGGAGCTATGAAAATACAGGATGCTCATTTCGCCAGTACAATGGATATGGCTTCTGACTCTTCTAGTGGAGTTGGAGCAAAATACTTAAGAGCAGTCAGAAAAGCTGTTAGAGATGAATTAAGTGCTGGAAGAATTACTCAAGGTGACTATACAAGTAGTCCACAAGGTAAAAAGAGAATGAAAGCTCAAGTTACAAAACAAGTTGTAACTTCTATGCAAAAAACTCTAAAAAAGAATCCAGGTTTAGTAGTGTTAGGGCATGATGTTTTATCAGATTATAAAAAGAAAACAAGAAAAAAAGTAAAAACAAGAAAAACTAAACCAAAAACAAGAACTCAAACAGGAACTAAAGCTAAGTCGTCAAGATCAACACAAAGAGTAGCAAACCCAGGAGCAAACCCTTTAGCATTAAAAGAGTTGATAAACGCAGCATTACCGGAAGAAATATTAGAAAGAATGAATCCTCCAGCATTAAGAAATAGAACTGGAAGATTTAGAAGGTCAGCACAAGTAACAAACGTACTTGTTGGACCAAGAGGCGGGGTTGAAGCAGAGTATACTTATATGAAAGACCCCTACTCAACCTTTGAACCTGGAGGAGCTATGGGAGGAACATTCAGAGACCCAAGAAAAATCATTGGAGAGTCTGTACGAGAAATAGCCACAAAATTAACAGGCAATAGATTTATAAAAGTTAGGAGAATATAATGGCAACAAGAGATTACACAACGCGAAGAAGTGCTATCGTTGATGCCTATGTTCAAAAACTACTTACTATAAATGGAACAGGACATTTTTTAAGTTCAGTTTCAAATGTAGAACCCAGATTAAAATTTTGGGATGAGATAGAGGAGTTTCCAGCAATACATATTAATGCAGGAAGCGAAACTAGAGAATATTTAGGAGCAGGAGAAAAGTTTAGGTATTTAACTTTAACTTTTCGTTGCTACGTAAATGAGGAGGATCCTGTAGAGGCATTAGAAAGATTGATGGAAGATGTTGAAACAGTGATTGAAACAAATAACCCAATAAATTATACTGATAATTTAGGTAATGTACGTTGTACAATTCAAACCTCAATTCTTAGTATAGATACGGACGAAGGAGTTTTAGACCCGCTTGGAATCGGAGAAATAATTACTACCGTCCAATACTAGAAAACAGCCCCGGCAAACTAAAGTTTAGCCAACGCTCTTTTCATTAACAAAGGAGAAATTAAAATGGCAGATACATTTTATTTTAGTCGAGATACCAAAGTTCATCTTTCTGATTCAGGATCAGCAGTGTATAACATACCAGTTTTAGATGGATTTAGTTTTTCTCAGGCTACAAACACAACAGAGGTAACACTCAATGAAATGGCTACAACCGCAGGTGTAAGTAGAAGAGCTAGACAAATGTTTACCGATTCTTACGCCCCTGCAGAATGGTCTTTTCAAACATATATTAGACCTTTTACATCAGGCGGTGGTGGAACAGGCGGAGAACACTCATCAGCATTTTCGCATGTAGTAGAAGAAGCATTATGGAATGCATTAGCAGGCTCAGCAGCTGTTGGAGCAACAGGAGCAGGGTTTACTGCCCCAGATGCTAACGGAGCTGATTTAAGTTTTGCTAATTCTAATAAAACTGCTTTAGATACTTTTACACTTACATTTGAAATGGGTAGCGGTAAAACAAACCCAACTATTTATCAAATTACAGATTGTGTAGTAAATGAAGTTTCAATTGATTTTGATATTGACGGAATTGCAACAGCAAACTGGTCCGGTTTTGGTCAAATAATAACTGAAGCTAGTTCAATGCCTGCAGCAACAATTACTGAAGGAACAGCAGCAGCTGATACAAATAACTTTATAAGAAACAGATTAACAGATTTAGCAGTTACAGCAACTGCAGCTGGGGACATTCAAACTGCTTATAGTTTAACACTGACAGGCGGAAACATTACTATTGGTAATAATATTAGTTTCCTAACACCTGAAACTTTAGGGATTGTGAATCAACCTTTAGGTCATGTAACAGGAACAAGAAATGTATCAGGTAGTTTTACTTGTTACTTAAATACTCCAGCAACAGGAGCTTCAAGTGCAGACTTATTTGAAGACATCATTGAATCTACTTCAGTAGTAACAAATGACTTCAATTTAGTATTTGTAATTGGTGGAACAGGTAACAATCCAAGAGTTACAGTAACTTTACCAACTTGTCACTTAGAAGTGCCAACACACTCAATTGATGATATAGTAAGTTTGGAAACTACTTTCCATGCTCTACCTACATC